GTGTACATCTTCTTATCGGTGTCAATAATTACGAAGTAGCGTTGAATCATATCTTGCGCCATATAGAACTCATCCTCTTCAATTTGATTGATGGGCTTACCCAAGAAGAACTCCGATAGTTTTTTGACGATACTTACTGGCGTGTTCTCGGAACTGAATACCAACCATCGGATGCCGTTTCTTACCGATTGCAAGAACATTAAGTATAAGGTGACAGAGGTCTTCCCAACATTGGCGTGTCCAAGTATTACATTAAAGTTGCCTCTTTTAAATCGTAGGTGTGCATCAAGATTCCATTGACCGAACTTTAGACCCTCCTTGACTTTGCCCATTCGGACATCATCAAGTTTCCCAAAGACTTCGGCATAAGATATTTTAGACATAGTGGTTTTTAGGTGTTAAAAAGGGAGAGCAAATGCTCCCCCCTAATATAGAAACTTTCGTTAGAATGGCAGACCATCTTGGTCTACTGGTTCTTCTCTTCCTTGAAAGTGTTGCTGGTGAGTTGCTTGGGCTTGGGCTGCGCCCTTCTTCATTACCCAGTCAGCAAAGGTCTGTGCATTCGCAATTACTTGTTGAGGTGTACCACCCAATTCAGCAGCAGCCTTTAGAGCCGTTTGACGGATGATACTCTCATCTTTAGAGGTGTGTGTACCACTCGGTGCTGAACTGCCGTTAGAGGGCGTGTATGAGCCTCCTTGAGCGTATTGTGGGTTAACGGGCTTGACCGTGTAGTAGGTCTTGCCATTGTACTCACGAGGGATGTAATCGTAAGTAGCTTCTTGACCAACCATAAACTTGGTTTGGTCTGGAGACTTGGAATTGTACTTCCCGTTATCTCCGTTCTCAAATGTTACATAGAACCCGTAAAGAGTTCCGTACTGACCCGTGTAGGGTTCTCCAGCAGACTTAATGTCTTTGACAATAGATGTTTTAGTCATCGTATTTAAATTTAGTTAATAGTTCAAAGTTAATAAAAATGTTTATACTGACAAGGTTGCGTTTACAAATCTAACCTCAACCTCACAATAATTCTTTTCAACTGACGGGTCATAAATGATAGTGAGCTTGTTGTAATGTTTAGGATTGTCATCAGCAATCCATCCGTTAGCAACGAGAGTGTCAGCAGTAAATTTTGAGACAAGAACAAGATTGTCCACATCGGCACGAGTATTGTACCGAATAACGATAGACATACCCTCTGCACTATGGTGGTCATAACCAGCCAATTCTTCTTCAACGATTTTTTTATATTCATCTTTTATTCTTTTACGATATGTCCAATGCTTACCAGCATACAGACTATTTAGACTTATAGTTTTTGGCAATTTCAGCAGAAGTGTCAAGGTACTCTTCATAAGCGATGTATTCTAATTCTTTCTCTAAATGGTCAATAGCCTTCTGTATGTCTTGCGACTTTGGGTTATCCTTCTTCTTACCCGCACGAAGCAAGTAGGCAATGGCTACACCGAGATTGTAAGAGTCCCTTTGAAAGTCCATACAAACATCAAAGGCTTCTATCTGCTTATACTTACCTAAATAGTAACTTGGTGTCAACTTCCGTTTGATGGTATTTTGAGAGCTGGGCGGAGTTGGCTCTTGTCCAGAGCCTTCTGTCATCGGGGAATCCGAAGTGTAGGTAAAAGTGGTCTTGTATTGTGAGTTCGTTGATTTCATATTGTTCTGGGTATTCCGTTTGCTTAATCTTGGTTACTGTCTTCATTTCGTTCCTTGAATGCGTTGAACAAATCAATTGCGCCTTGCGCACTAATTCCTTTTAGAGAGTAGTCTCTAATAATAAACTCCTTGAGGAGTCTAACTTCATTTGCGAGTGCCTCTACACGAGCCTCACATAAATCAATGTATTGGTCTTTAGCTGACATTAGTAACGAAGGTTTAGTTTGTTTCTATTCTTGTAGTTGTACACTTCCTCTATCTGCTCAACATAAGCGTTTATGTCAGTTCTCTTTTGCAAAGGCTTTAATTGAATCTTATTTAAGAAGGTGTCAAAACAAAAGCCTTCCTTCTTGCTTACACGAACAATAGCCTTAACAAAACTTTGTTCAGCGTAGAACTCAAAGTATTTACCTATCTCGGAGATATAGTCAGCCAATAGGCAACCATTTTTGTAGTCCTTAATAATAAGAGAGCCGTCTTTGATGGCGTTAGAAGTGTTCCCACTATGACCACCAAGTAAATCCATAGATGAAGTTACACCAAAGTTGTAAGTGTTTAGGAAATCCAAGAATTTGATATACTCCTTGTTACCCATATCAGCATAGCCCTTAATGAACTCTATGAGTTGCCAGTTCTTTGAGTTCTGGTTTAGTCTATGTACTTGGTCTAATCCATAACCCTCACACACAATGTATCGTACTGGTAAGCGTAGCTCTTCGCTTATTTGTAGACGGTGTTGCCCGTCTATCACCTCGTACTTCTCATTAACGATGATAGGAGATACTAATAACTCCTCTTCCATAGACTTCTTGAGTCGTTTAAGATGTAGTTGATTCTTTGGTCTGTTACCATTGATTGACGAGAACATCTCGTAGTTCTTTGTCTCTTTTACTTGTAGTGACATAATATAGTTGTTTTGATTTGGTACGAATGTACACAAAATTATTTACATACAACATAGAGACAAAAAAAAAGAGGCGGATGCCTCTCTATATATATCTATATATAATAAGAGACCTAAAGGTCTCTATATATTACTATATATATAATACTATATATAATATCTCTATATATAATATATATAATAAAAAAAGAAAGGTGGGTTACCCCACCAAACTTAAACACTATATGTTATCAACGACTACTTAACATTACCTCTCTTATCCAGAGTCCTAACGGCAAAGTAACCTCCTACAACTGTTACGCTCAACATATTCCAGAGGCTTATCCAACTGTCGTTGACATCTACCCAACCTAATCCATCAAAGAAGGTCATAAACACCAAGAATGCTATTACCACAATCAAGGTTAAAGGACGGACATTCTTACTCAACCAAGAGTCACTACCCATATCCGACTTCCATCGGTTGCTTATCTCCGCTTCAATAGAAGCCTTTAGAGCGGCTTTCTCCTCTGGGGTGGATACATACTTGTCTACGACATTAGAAACGGCTTCTATCGTCTCCTTTGCTCCCTTTCCGAGTATCTTGTTTAGTAGTGGGTTCATTACATTTTCCTTTACACTTGCATTCCTTTGGACTTACCTCACAATACTTAACTGCCACAAGCCTCACATTCTGGGTTTTCTATACTACAAGCCTTTTCGTTAGCGGTGTTATTGGTTAGTTCATCTACAAAGTCCTCAAAGTCACTTGAGAATCCGAAGTCTGTGTCGTTCATCGTATGTTCTTTAGTCTTTCGTTTTCTTTAGTCAAGAATAGCACCTCCGTTCGGAGTGCGTGTACTTCAGCAGTCAAAGCTAATACCTTTTCATTGCTTTCAGTAAGCAATTCTTCCAAGCGTTGTACACGACTTTTAAGGTCATCACGATAGGCGAAGTCCTCTTCTCTGTCCATCTCTCTCTCTTGTTGTCTTGCTTTAAGTTTTGCCTCCCAAAACTTCCAAGCTGCTCCAGAGGTTAGTGCGGCTACTACCGCTATGATTACGCCTTGTTGTTCCATTGTCTATGCCAGTATTCGCTATGTACCCTTTTTACACTACTCAATGAGGATAGCCATAATACTACCCACCCCCAATGGGAAGCAGAGTCATTAAGATAACCCTCCAATGCGTAAAATGTTACGGTTGTCGTAAAGACTGTAAATGAGAGTAATGAGGCAGTCTTTCTTAAATGGATGTTCTTGTTAGCAACTGCAAAGAGCTGAAATCCCCCTACAAGCAAACCATAGATTTGGTAGACTGGTATCCAGCCCAACTCTATAATAGTCGCTGGAAGCAATAGGATGAAGTTTAACGCACCTAACATTATCTCCGTAGGCTGACTATCGGCATAGAGGAATATCTCCTTGAGATTGCCTAAACAACGCTTTACCATTTCTTGTATCGTGTCTTTCCGTTTTCTTTATATGCTACCAGTACCTCACCTCTATTGCCTTCAGCTTTGTAAGAACAATGCACCCAAGCGAACTCTCCCATATCATCGGGGAACTCACCTATCAACTGGTCAAAGGTTAGGTGGTCTTTAATAAACAAGAAAAGCTCACGATTCGTGAACCCTCCGAATACTTGTGCATCAAGGTCTAAAGCCTCCCCTTTGGAATGCTGCGACTTTTTTGACCCACCG